ATGATCCACTCAATGCGCTCGTTTGTAATACGAGTCACCACGGGGCTTGCGCCGTCGCCTATCTTGCCAATCTCAAGGCCTGTCTCGCTGAACCGAAAATATGTGCCAAACTGCAGCGCTAAAGCATTGATTGAGTCCGCGTTGATCTCCGCCAGCGTGTTAAACTCAAGCCTTATCGCGTCCGCCGTCTGCGTAATGATCGACGTGATTTGTTCCTCAAGCGACGCGCCTTCTGCCACAGATAGATAGTTGGCCTGAACATACTGCTCAATCGCGCTCTGTGTCTGCGTGACCATGCTCTCATACGCGGCTGTCACACTATCAGCAGAGGCCACAATCGAGGCTTTTACTTCCTCGTAGAGACTGCGCACGGTATGAGTTTGTGCCAGTGTGCCGTCATTCAGCATCGCAGCCAACTCCGCCGCTTTCTCGCTTGCGCTGGTCAAAGTATTAAACTGAGAGTTGTACGCTGCCGACATATTTTCAGCATCCAAACTGTTGATCTGATCGTTGAGAGCCTGCGCCAGCGTGTACAAATACCGCACAATGCCGTTGATGTCCTTAATGGTGCTGGAAGGGAGGGCAATATTGATCGTGCTCATGTCTCGCCTCCCTCAATCGTAATCGTCCTGGAATATATCTTACATGCCCCGGTACCGGATATCTTTATGCGCATGTGGTCACACCGGCGCGGCACAACATTGATCGTAACGGTGCGCAGCGTCGCGTATACCCTGATTTCGTGCTCGTCCCAAACAATACCGCTGTCATACAGAAAATCCACGTTGATGGTGTGTTCGGGTTCCTCCTCGCCCACGCCGGCGGTTGGCTCTATATACAATCGAATCATGACCCGGCTGATGTACTTATGCTCGGGCAGGTCAAGGCCGATGTCGCCGCTTTCAACATACCACTCGATTTCGCCCTCCGCCTCTCCGTTTTCCTCGTCGTATGTTGCGCCGCCTTCATGCACTGAAAGCCGCCCGTTTACGGTCATCAGATTTTCGGTATCGCCATCGACATAGAAAAGCTCGCCCTAGTGCGTCGCAAAAAATAGCGCATGCGTATCGTCCTCTTTGTGCCACATGCCGAGTGACGTATCATATACGAACAGGTGATAATCCCCGTCCACGTCCGCCATAGAGACATAATACTTATTGCCTAAGTACCCGGCCACAGCATCGGTATACCGCACATCGCCCAAAGCTTTTGATATTTCAACCGGGAGAGAACCATCGTACATGCATATTGCGGATCTGGATTTGTAATAAAGATACTCATTGACAATCACCAGGCTTTTCTCGCTGCCCTTTTCGACGCCCCGGCATGGTATGGTTGATCCTTTGAAGTTCTCGGGCTGATCCCCATACCAGCGATGCAAAATGTCCTCTTTCCAGAAACAGACGTATCCCAAATGCGTACACGCCCCGGTAAAATCGCCGTCGCTTCCAATCGTTGCCTTATAGCTGTCCGTGGATACGTTCATGAACACATTCCAGTTCTTTGGGTCACCGAGTTTTGATACATATATTTCATGGTTCTCGTTTGAGCATCCCCATAACCTGTTGTTACATTCTGTGATAAAATCCATGTCTGGCACGTCGCGGCTCACCGTCACGCCGCCTGTTTGCTCGGCAGCTTCATCCAATATGCCCGTGATGACGATATAATCATCATCCACCGCGTACAGTATAAAGCTCCCGTTTAAGCTCGCAGTCTCAAGGCCACTTATCGTGACGCCATCATACTGCTCAAAAAGCTCGCCTATACCTGCTGCAGATATTTTGATGTAGGTTGTTGCAATCGGTACCCATGAGGCCGTTGTCTCGCTGTACTGCTTAAGCACATGCGTATCGCTCGACGTGTCCATCCACAAATCACCGTCAGCGGGTTCTTCCGGGGCCGTTGTCGCCACGGTGGGCGTGCCGTATGCCTCCCCATCTGATTTGGTCAGCGTGCAGGTCACATCACCAGCGATAGTAATGGCAGCGCCCAAATCACCAAACGAATAATCATCGGTATTATAGAATTTCTTATCCGGCCAGATTAAAAGATACGCCCCCATGCTCACCAGCTGCTTTTCGCTGTCCTCAAGCGTCAACCCTGATATCGGAACTCCGTTATGATACAGCGTCGTACCGTCCACCCAAAAAAGATTTGATTTCGCGGTCAGCCCGTTAGGTTTTGTGATGGGCGTAAATATACCGCGTTTTCCGCGTGTTGATAAGTTGGGATAATAAGACGATGACATATTTTTCATGTCATCGAACTCCTTCTCACTTATTCTCGGGCTATGATTGTATCCGCCAAACTTGCTGATCATGGGTCTGTCCGTACCAATCACGTTCAGCGGAGGCAGGTATCCGCTCATCCTCATACCTCAATCGAATAATCCTGTTTCGGGTCATATGTGCTGTGAAACCATTTGGTGAATTTATCAAGCGCTAAGTTGTACATAATCATGCTGTTGTTATACCTCGCAAAATCGCCGCTCCAATAATCCACCTGTGCAGCGCAATACTTTACATACACATCATCGTATGGAGCCGGAACCATCAAATCCGTGTCACCGTCCGATGTGGCGTCATACGCCTCCGGGCGCGGCATATCGGTTATAAGCTCGCCGTCGTCATCATACTCAACGTTTGGATTGGTATCCTCGTGCTTCGATACGACATCATCCCACAAGGCCATCTCTAAATCCGATACCCATTTGGTAACCGTCGCTTCATCGTACTGATGCGGTTTTAGCGTCGCAAGCCCTTCAATGACTTCATCCAGCGTCATGGCTTCCTCCAATCATGCGGGGAAAGGCGGGATTGGTTACCCGCCGAATGCGAAAATCGAATACGCACTCCTTCACCCCCATGGTATCGTTTACAGCGCAACGTTCAGCTTCTGCGCCGACTTCTCCATGTCATCGCGCAACCCTGCGATCATGCGCACAGTGTTTTCATCCTGTGCCGACATCTCGTCAAGATGCATCTTGACGTACAGCGGTACATAAACCGTTTTGCCGCGCTCGATCAAAAACTTTTTGCCGTTAATGTATACGGGCAGCGGTTCCGTATGCTGTTGATCCAGCTGCAGCCGGACAGGCACCTTAACAAAGTTTGCCGGGTTTTTTGCATCCGGTATTTTTTCTTTGGGCTTTACTTCACCTGTGACTTTTTCCGCTGCTTTCGCAGCCTTAAGCTCTTTCTTGAGCTTTGCGATCTCAGCATCTTTCGGGTCTACCGTCTTTTCGGCCTTTTCAGTATCAGACATAGCGTCCTCCTTTTAATAATTTATAGCGGGGAGAGTGCCCCGCTTGCTCCGTTGCTCTCCCCCTTATAAGTGTTTAGTTGGATACCGCAGTAAGGCGGAACTTCTTTGACGTGTGCTCGATCCTGATCATGTACTGCTCCATCAGGCGCACCGCCGCGCGCGTTGCTTTCCATCCGACCGTTGCACGCTGTTTCAACGGGTCAGCAGTTCCGGCGCTGCCCAGCTGGCATATGATATGCTCAAGGCCGAGCCCTTCAATCTCAGATACGCCGTAAGCTTCAGCGCCGACCATCATCGTGCAATATATCGCCGAGCCGTCAGTACCTGCGCCCGTGCCGCACACGGGATCGCCCAAGCTCTCGGATATCGATTCCGTCAGCGTGATCTTGCAGACGCCTACCGCGCCGCCAGTGACAGATGCCACCGTGCGCTCAACCTCGTCCACGTACAGCGTGTACTCCGTGCCGGCTGCAATCGCAGCATTGATAACCGCAGCCTGCGCCACGGTGAAAACGTCCTCCGGGTAGATGTCCGTGGAAGTTGTAACGTTTGCGTGAAGCGTTGTGCGGTTATACTCTTCGATGCCCAGCATGTCGGCAGGCCCTATGATCTTGGCCTCAGTGCTCTTATAGAACCTTATGCCGTCGTACATGCCCATCTCACCGGCCAGTATCGCCTCCGGGGAAGCGTACTTCGCAGCGTCCAGCCATCCGCCTTCGCCCAGCTCGCGCATGACGTCGCGCTCGATATCGGTATGGATTATGCAACCGAACGCGCCCTCGATCTTGCCCGTGTTCTCTCTCGCCAGAATAGCCTTCGCATAGGAAAGCACTTCGGCGGTCAGATAGCAAGTATCGGTGATTGAACTGCGCAGCAGCACTTCGGTTTCCGCGCCGGTATCAGCAGCAACAAGCGGAGCATAAATCTTGTTGGTTCCGGCTGTGACAATTTCGCGCGTGACTGTATCCAGCGTGCGGCCAGCCTGGGAACCGTGCCGTTTGGTGGATACGTCGATCTGGCTGTCATACGCCGTGGTTTTCAATACGTCTGAAATCTTGGTGAAATCGCCGTATTGGTCGGGCGTGCATGTCAGCGTG